ACCCTCCTCTATGCCCGTAGTTCGTGCCGGTTGCAAGTTGCCCAAACATGTTCAAAATATGCCACGTCACCGGTAACTAACACAATATGACCGGCTGGGCCGGTTCTCGATCCAGTAGAGTAAATCACATGGGCCCCCCCCATGTGATTATTGTTTGGGCTTCTGTTTTTTTTTTGTTTAGATCTTTGTTTTTTTTTTGTGCCGCTGCGCTACCTTTTCTGTATAGTAGTTTGTCTTTTTCTGTGAGGTTTTTTCTTTTATTTCATATATTCATGAAACGTTACCGTTTCATGATCTCGGACAAGTACAGACTCATCAATATTTACAATTACAACTCTATCCCGGCTTAACATCTGTTTCTTGAGCAAATTACCCTTAGAATCATGCTCAATATCTAATTGGGGAAGGAAATTAGACAAGACAACGACATGAACCTGATCAGAACAGTTAAAATCAATGGGTTCATATTTGCTGCTCCTAATCAACCTATCCTTAATCTCCTCCAATACAGTGTATTGTAGGACATCTTCAACCTGGCGAGGGAGGTCGAACACAGCATGACCCAGGTGCTCAGCATAGGAGTATTTTATGTTTTCTCCTTTTCCACCTCGAGAGTAGAACCAACCAGCCTGGACCTTAGACTTCGCCCATGTTGTTTTCCCTTCATTTCCTTGAGAGCCATACACCCATATGATAGTTCTATCATCTGGGCCTTCGTCGAGTACCTTCTCAACCAGCAGCTGCCAAGGTCGGTCAAGTACAGGGAGTACCAGACCAGAGAACTCCGTATTAACCCTAGTCGCCAGGCAGCGACGATAGAGTTTAGGGTCGGACAATCGTAGTTCTTCTGGGTCTTCCTGAAATGATTCCATCGTCTTCCTCTTCTTGCTCCCCTGTTCCGCAAGTACGCCGAACTCCCATGGCCCAGACAGTCGAGAATCATTTTTTGTGCAATAATCTCTATTGCTGGATGCCGTTCCCCTGGCTTGTTCGAGATGAACTCCATCACCCAATTTTTTCTTTAGGAAAGAAAAAGATTGTGGGTTCTTCAGATTAACATAACCCTGTATATGTTTCCGGCCAGTGGACGGCGACTCTTCTTCCTGAAAAACCAGATAATTGGCCCACTCAGGTAGAGATGAGAATAGTGGAAGGACGTACGAGAAGAGAGTAAAGCAGTAGTTGCGACTCTTTCCCATTTATCTGGTTTAAATACACACAACACGGCACGCCCTTTATAAAGACACAGCCATTGACTGGTCAATGGCACAAGGAGAAGGCACGAGGAGGGGTAATACTA